CATGAGCGGTTCAAGGAAGCGCAGGAGAGCAGGACCGAGTTCATCGCCGGCGAGATCCTTGAAATTGCCGACGCCGAGGACACGGTAGAGGACGTACAGCGGTCCAAGCTCAAGATCGACACTCGCAAGTGGCTCATGGGTGCGTGGAACAAGAAGAGGTATGGCGAGGTCAAGCAGGTCGAGGTGGCCGGATCGATCTCAATTACCGAGGCGCTCCAGCAGGCTCAGATGCGGATCGTTGAAGCTGAAGTGGTGGACATCGAACCGAAGCAACTGGAGCAGTAGATGAGCAAATTTCGTAAGAAGCCAGTAGTCATTGAGGCCACGCAATGGTTCAAGAACGGTGACCACCCGCAAGACGACATTCGGCTGCTCGACGCCACGCGTGGCGGACAGGCAAGAACAATCGAGACTGAAGGCAAAGTCGTTCGGTACTTCCGTCATCCAGACAAAGCCTATGCAGGTGAGCGCAGTTGCGTGCATTGTGGCGTGATCATGCACAAGCACGGCTGGATTGACACGCTGGAAGGCGGTCACATTGTCTGCCCCGGCGACTGGATCATCACCGGCGTGAAGGGTGAATACTACCCGTGCAAGTCGGAGATCTTTGATCAGACCTACGAACGGGTTGACTAATGCAGCGACTCAGGTACAGCCCCGAGGAGGAGCAACTGCTGATGACGCAGTTGTGGTCGTCCCAGATTGCCAACAACCCCGAGACGTTCGTACTGTTCGCGTTCCCCTGGGGGCAAAAGAACACGCCACTCGAGCGGTTCAAGGGGCCGCGCAGATGGCAGCGTGAGGTGCTCCGTGAGATTGCCGACTTCATCCGGGACAACAAGGGCAGGTTGACCGGGGGTGAGCTGATCGAGGCGCTGCGCTCGGCGGTGTCCTCCGGCCGCGGGGTGGGTAAGAGCGCACTGGTGTCGTGGTTGATCCTGTGGATGCTGACCACCCGTATAGGCAGCTCCGTCGTCGTGTCGGCCAACAGCGAGACACAGTTGAGAACGGTCACTTGGGGTGAGTTGACTAAGTGGGCCACAATGAGCATCAACGCCCACTGGTGGGACCCGTCGGCCACCAAGCTGGCCCCGGCTGCCTGGCTGACGGACCTGGTTGAGAGGGATCTGAAGAAGGGCACCCGGTACTGGGGCGCTGAGGGTAAGCTGTGGAGCGAGGAGAACCCAGACGCCTACGCCGGTGTCCACAACATGGACGGCATGATGGTGATCTTCGACGAGGCCAGCGGCATCCCGGACAGTATCTGGTCCGTGGCCGCGGGGTTTTTTACCGAAAACATCTTGGACCGGTACTGGCTGGCGTTCTCCAACGGCCGGCGCAACACCGGGTACTTTTACGAGGCGGTGGACGGCAATAAGCGGGAGTTTTGGAGGAGTCGCAAGATCGACGCTCGCACCGTCGAGGGCACCGACAAGTCGATCTACGAGCAGATCATCGCCGAGTATGGTGAGGACAGCGATGAGGCCCGGGTCGAGGTCTATGGCGACTTCCCCAAGAGCGGAGATGACCAGTTCATCATGCCGTCAGTGGTCGATGACGCCATGAAACGGCCTAAGTACAAGGACATGAGCGCACCCGTGGTGCTTGGCGTCGATCCGGCCCGGGGTGGCATGGACAGCACAGTCATGGTGGTGCGCCAAGGGCGTGACATCGTGGCGATCCGGCGGTTTAAGGGTGACGACACCATGACTACAGTGGGTAACGTCATCGACGCCATCGAGGAGTTCAAGCCGACTTTGACGGTAATTGACGAGGGTGGGCTTGGATATGGGATACTTGACAGACTCAACGAGCAGAGGTACAAAGTCCGCGGGGTGAACTTTGGCTGGAAGGCCAAAAACCCGGTTATGTGGGGTAACAAACGGGCTGAAATGTGGGGTGCAATGCGGGAGTGGCTGAAAACAGCGGCCCTTCCCGCGGACAGACAGCTAAAAACTGACCTGACCGGCCCCATGAAGAAGCCCAACTCTGCCGGCACCATATTTTTGGAAGGGAAGAAGGAAATGAAGGCTCGAGGACTGTCATCGCCTGATGCGGCAGACGCCTTGGCCGTCACTTTTGCCTTCCCCGTGGCCCATCGGGAGTACAATTCCCGCACAGATGTCCGCAGATCCATGAATCAGGCGGGCGTTTCAACCAGTTGGATGGGGGCGTAATGGCTAAAAAAGGCGTGTCTCTAAGCGTTGGACGGGGCGAGAAGCTGCCCGTTAGCAAGGGCGCGGGCCTGACAGCCAAGGGCCGCGAGAAGTACAACGCAGCCACCGGCTCGAACCTCAAGGCGCCAGCACCAAACCCCAAGACCAAGGCCGACGCTGGCCGCAAGGCGAGCTTCTGCGCCCGCATGGAGGGCGTTGTCAAGAACGCCAAGGGCGACGCCGAGCGGGCAAAAGCATCACTCAAACGCTGGAAGTGCTGACGTGAAGACGTGCTTTAAATGCAAAGAGTCGAAGCCGTTGGCTTTGTATTTCAAGCATCGTTTGACCGTTGACGGCTACCATAGCTGGTGTAAAGACTGCTGCACGGCGGGTAACATTCGCTCTCGCGCAAAGCTAAACTCTACGATTGAAGGCCGCGCCAAAGTGTTCTTGCAAAACGCAAGAAAAAGCGCGGCCAAACGCCAACAAGTGTTTGCGCTTACAGTTGATGACGTTGTAAAGTGCTGGGAACAGCAAGCTGAAATTTGCGCGTACAGCGGGCGGCAAATGACGCTGGAGGCAGGGCATCTCAACACAGTGTCAATTGAGCGCATAGATAGCGCCGTGGGGTACACGCCCGAAAACACAATTCTTGTTTGCCAAGCCATCAACCGAATGAAATCGGATTTCTCGCTTGATGACTTTCACGCGCTGTGTGCAGACGTTGCTCAGTTTTTAGGCGACAATGAGCTTAATCTTGCAGTAGGAGCATACAAATGAAAAAGCCCGGCGATCCTGGTCTATATGCTGCAATCCACGCCAAGCGCGAGCGCATCAAAGAGGGCTCGGGTGAGAAGATGAGGAAGCCGGGCTCGCCCGGCGCACCTACCAAAAAAGACTTTGTACAGTCGGCCAAGACGGCTAAAAAGCCGATGAAGGGTAAGTAATGCCGCTCGTCAAATCCAAATCTCCAGAAGCCTTCCGCAAGAACGTAAAGGCTGAAGTCAAAAGCGGCAAGCCGGTGAAGCAAGCCGTTGCCATCGCATATGCTGTCAAGCGCGCTGCGCCGAAAGGAAAGAAATGAGCAAGCACCTCGAACCCATCAGCAAACTCAACGCCCGTGAGCCGAAGATGTCCGGCGGCGGGATGCCTGACCGCAACAAGGAGACGTACTCCAAGATGCCGGGCATGGGCTGTCACGGCAGCATCCCGTCGGGCACCAACGTCAAGGCCACGGTTGCTAAGGTTCTGAGCAAGATCAAGTAATCATGCCTCAAGACTACACAGGAATCGCCGCTGCTGGAGCGGTCAGCGAGGGCGGCTCGGCCAAGGACAAGAGCGACTCTGAGGTGCTCTCGACGGCCCGCAGTCGCCTCGACATGGCGATTTCTGCGCTGTCTGAGTCGCGTGAGGACGAGCTGGACGACCTGCGGTTCTACGCCGGTTCGCCCGACAACCATTGGCAGTGGCCGGCTGACGTGCTGGCGACCCGTGGCGCGGTGCAGGGCCAGACGATCAACGCTAGGCCGTGCCTGACGATCAACAAGCTGCCCCAGCACGTCCATCAGGTAACCAACGAGCAGCGGCAGAACCGGCCGCAGCCCAAGGTCATCCCGGCAGACGACGGCGCTGACGTCGAGGTGGCCGAGATTTTCAACGGCATGATCCGGCACATCGAGTACATCTCGGACGCTGACGTGGCCTACGACACGGCCTGCGAGAACCAAGTGTCCTACGGCGAGGGTTACGCTCGCATTTTGACCGAGTATTGCGACGACAACACGTTCGATCAGGACATCAAGATCGGGCGCATCCGCAACAGTTTCAGCGTCTACATGGACCCGCTGATCCAAGACCCATGCGGCTCAGACGCCCGCTGGTGCTTCATTACCGAGGACATCCCCCAGGACGAGTA